ATATTGCTAATGAACCTGCAAATGCAATCATTTGTATAGGATCTACATCTTTAACCATCATTAATGCTAAAGCAAATGATCCTCCTAATATAACACCTACAACCCCTAATACTAATGCACCTTTTAATACTTGTCCTGCTTTTTTACCTAATGCTGCTAAACCATCACCTAAACCTTTTAAAAAATCTTTAATTCCTTTACCTTGACCTGGTTTTATACCTTTAGTACCATCTGTAGCACCTTTTATTTTTTCAGAATCTTCTTTTTTAGGAAGAGCTTTACCAAAAATACCACCAAATCTTTCTCCACCTGCTTTAGCTCTACCTCCTCCAGGAGTAAATTGTCCTCCCTTATAAAATTTACCAAATATACCACCAGATTTACTTAAATTTTTAAGCATATCTTTAGCTCCTTTAGCCATATCAAATACACCTTTAGCAGATTTAGCAAATCCAGATGCCATTTTAGCTACATATACAGTAGCTATTGTACCTAATACAATAGATAACATTGTTGTATTAGATAATATTGGATCTAAATAAGTTAGAAATCCACCTACTGCTTGTGTAATTTTATCTAGTGATTTTTTTATTTGTTCTTGTGCTGTAAGTCGTTTTGCTTCTTCTAATGAAATATCTGCTGCTTTAGCTGCTTGTTCTGCTGATAAACCACTTTGTATTTTTTGTTGGTAAATCATTTTAGCCATTTCTTCTCTACTCATTCCCATAGCTTTGGCTGATGCCTCTTGTTGTATTCTATTACCTGAAGAGAAGGCTTTCATTATACCTTCATTTTTAGCTAATTCTCTTGCAACTCCTTCTAAATCATTAGCTAAAGCATATTGTCTTGCTTTTTCTAAATTTAATTGTTTACCTGTAAGTAATTCAGCTTCTAATTCTGCTGATATAGATTCTTCAAAATTTAATAATGATCCTGCTATTTTATCTACTTGTTCTAAAGAAACCCCTAATTTTCGAGCTTCCATAGCCGCAGCTTGGATTTTTGCTGGATTACTTCCTAATGATAATGAAACTGAGGCTGATACTTTACCAACATCATTCATTACATCAGTAAAGTTTATACCAACTTTATTAGTTTGAACAAATTGTTTAAACCCTGCTTCCATTTCAGCAGTAACTGTAGATAATTCTTTACCACTTAATTTTGCAAATTTAGCTAATTGGGCAGCTTCATGAGCACCCATTCCCATTAACTCTGTTAATTCAGCTACTTCTGTAATAGTTTCAGGTGAAAATACAACTGAAGCATTAACCCCTAACTCCTTTGATAAGGATACAGCTGCCTTCATATAATCTGCAGATGTAGCTATACTACTATTTAAAGTATCTACATGAGATATATTTTGTCCTGTTTGTTGTCTAAATTCTTTTTGGGCTTTAGCTACATCATTGTAACCACTCATAATACCTCCAAATATTATTGAAGGATCAGTTAAAGCACCAGCAATACCACTCATTGCTCCCTTTAACCCTGTTGCTAATACTTTTAACCTACCAAATGATTCACCTGTTTTTGCAACTCGATCTGCAACTTCTTGCATATCTTTTTTCATTTGGTCTAAACCTAATGCTTTTGACATAGGTCCTAAAAGTCCATCTAGTGTAGCTGCTAGACCACCAGCTACTCCCATTAATTGATTAGATCTTTGTCTTTCTTTTACTTCTTCTTGAATAGTTGCAAGAAGCATTCTTTCTGTCTCAAAATTACTTTCTTTACCAATAAGTAATGCCATTTCAGCATCACTCATTTGTTCAGAATATACTACATTTTGAGCTAAAGCTTGTAAATTAGCAACATTTATAGCAGCTTTTTCCGCTAATGTATTTAATTCTTTATCACTTAACCTAGTTAAACTTTCTTGTTGACCTGTAAGAGTTTGAGCTGATTTAATTAGTTGATTATATTCTCCTCTAGCTTCTTTTGTAGTAGAATATTGTGCTCCTAATTCTTCATTAATGGATTTAAGAATATCTGTGTATTCTCTATACGTGTACAGACCTTCCTCAGCTGCTTGATTAAACTGCTTTTGGGCTTCTGTATTCTTTTTAATATTATCTCCTACTCCCATGTGAAGTTATTTTATTATAAATATGGGAAGGCATCACTTTTTGGATGCCTTCGTCACATAGTTTGGAATTGATTTTGCATTTGATTTAGGTTGTGACTTTCCTGACATAAATTCAGGAGCAGTTACTTTACCATCTGTGGTTAGAGACCTAGAGGATCCACTTTTACCTTGTGCTTGTTTCATTTTCCTATTTTCTTCTTCATAATGCTCAGTCATTTTTTTATGAGTAAAAGTCCGAAGCCAAATAGGCATATCATATATGGTATGCCAATCATACCCTCCATTTCCATAAAATACTATTTCATGAATCTGGCCGAATAAAGCTATTCTATACTGTTGCGTCAGGCCAAAAAAAGTTAAGTCCGATAGGGATGTCGACGTCCTCCTCACCGCCGTCCCCAGTTTCCACTGTAGTTCTCAGATTAATATCTGGTTGGAACTCTTTTATATGATTTCTAAATGCTCTGGAATCAGAGGCTAAAAAATAGTTATCTACAAAATCTCTTATGTCTTTTTGTGCTGCCTCACCATTTACTGATAAGATCATATACTTAAGACGAGTGGATAATTCTGGAGAAGCGTTCTTGTTTATTTTCTTTAATCCTTTTACCTCAGAATCAATTTTCATTTCATCTTTATGAGTAAGTAATTTATAAGTAATAGTTGCACCTGAATTTGGAAGTACATAAGAAAATTCATTCTTACCTTCTGGAAAATCTTTAGGATCAATTTCTCTATTATCTAAAGTAGTTAAATCAATACTAAGTTTTTCACCTTTTAATTCAAATTCATACAATTTACCATATCCTAAAATTCTTGCTGCAATTAATAGTGCATTTTTATCACCTACAATTAGGTCTTTATAATCTACTTTTGAGACAATTAAAGATTGTAGAAGTTTATCTAAAACTGTACCATTTTGGATATAGGATTGATTTGTAAGAATGTCTTCTTCTCGGGCAGTCATGTATTTCATCTCTATTTTACCCGATGATAATGGATTATCTTTTGGATAAACCAACCCTTTTGATGGTAGTTCTACTATTTCAGAAGGGAATTTAAATTTTGATTCGCTCATAGTTTTTATTTGTTATAACTTGAATTGTTTATCGTGTATACATATATAACATAAAAAAGAGCTTGACAAAAGCCAAGCTCAATTTTAAATTTATGTAATTTCTTTTTAGAAATTCAAAATACAGTAATCCATAGCAATAGTCATGGCAATAGTTTGTGCTTCAGCTTCTGTATCCCAATTGTATCCTTTAAATGTAGCATCTTTAATAAACGCACCTTTAATAATCCATTCGGAAACAACATCACCTACTGGACCTAATACATTAATTGTTAAATCTTTCTTATAGAAATCAGAATAACCATCTCTTCCTGTTACAGATTCATGGTGTAATCTTACCCATTCCATTACTGCCTGTGCTCCTGAAGGAGTAATAGGATCAAATAATGTCATTGATAAGTCACCCCACTTAGCTTTTCCTTTTACTTTTCTATAAGTGTTGATGTGATTTAAAACTATCTCACCTTGTTCTATTTTGATTTCTCCCACTTCTTTTATCATGTAGGATGGAATTCCATCAACATACATTATAAATCTATTTGCTACTTTTGGTTCAAAAGCGGTGAAAAATATTTCATTTGGGTCTAATACTGCCATTTTATGTTGTTTTTATTTTTATATTCGTTTATAAATATTACTATTTTTAATTTTTATGCAGGAAATGTTGCTCCTGTTGGTAAAATATTGAAATCTAAGTAAATAAATTCAGCTGTTTTAGTTGGTTGTAAATAAATTGCACCTACTAATTGGTTTCTATCAATTACTTCTGGACCATTGTTTGAAGAATCCATTACAACTTTAAACGCGTATAAACCTTGTCTTTGTTGTACTGATTCTAAATATGGATTTACTTGGCTTAAGAATTGATTTCTTGTTGCTGCTGTATTTTGCTCAAATACTAGATTATCAGATATTTGTGATATATAAG